GCCCCTGGTCAGCCATGCCCCGGCGGCGCGGTGACAGGTTGGCAATCGAATGAAAGTACGTGCCGATGCCGCGAGCCATGCCGGCAATGATGAAGCTACCGTCAGGCTGCATCTCAATGTCGCCCTTCAACAGGGCAAGCGCTAGCTGCTTCTCCCAACGATTCAGGAACGCCGCGGCAGCGCGGGTCGAAGTGTAAAAAATCTGGCCGAGCTTCATGGTGGTGCTCCTTACGAAGTAACCGCTGTAGCGCGCCGGTCATGGACGACCAACGAACCCGACGCCGCCAGCGGAATGCGAAGCCGGTTTGCTTGTGGTGTGATGATACTGCCTTGCTCTGTGCCCAGGACAAAGCCATTCGAGGCGAGCCATACGGCCACCTGTTTGCCGCCCTGCCCCAGGTCGCCGCTCAGGTCATCGCCACGCATGATCCTGACCGTGCGCTTGCATGGTGCTTTGCCGCTTGTAGAAACCTTGTTCCAATCGCTTGGTTTAGTCCCACTAAGAAACTCCACACCAACCGATGAACCAATGAACACACCACCTTCCATACCTGCAACCATGGTGATCCTATGATTAAACTGCATGGTGTTGTGGCGCAAAGAAGTAAGCCCATAGTTCATGGGTTCACTCCAGCATAGTGTGCGACCACGAGCCACCAGCAGCCGGCCTCGCCAGTAGGTGACGAACTCACCGGGAAGCATGCGCGTTAGGTACTGCGTGGGTGAGTCCTTACCCAGCGTGTCATTGCCGAGCAGATACGAAGGCATGCCGGTGGGCACGTCGGCCGCCCGGTACAGCACCTCGCCACCGACGTGGGTGCGGTACACCCGCATGCCGGTGGCCTCGGGATCAACCGGACCGAATGTCACGGTGATGCCGCCACCCTCTGGCACCGTGACACTCTGGAGTGGCGACAGCGCGCCCTCCTCGCTTCCACGCAGGTACGCTATCGCGACGCTGTAGCGGCCGGCGAACAAGCCACCATTGGGACTGGCTGCCACGGGTGTGATCGGCGCATTGGGTACGCCCACTGTGCGCCAGCCGCTGGCGTTGACCTCGATCAGCGTGGTGCGATTGCTCACCACCACGGTGCCATTCAACTCGTCGTAGTCGCACAGGTCATCGCTGTTGAGCGTGGCGATCGCCGTGTATTGCGCCCCCTGGATGCGATACAGCACGCCGGCGGCGACAGCCAGAGATACGAACTTGTTGCCCCACAGGCTGTGCATCCCAGGCAGGGCGAAGACTGGCTGATGCCCACGGCGCAGCGAAGGCAGACCATCGCGATCGATATCGACGTTAAAGGCATCGAGCACGGCGACGGTGCGGCCGTTCTGATCCCGCTTGAGCGAGTTGGCCTTCGAGACGTTGTCGATGCCCAGGGGCCACGGGCCGAGCTTGTAGGTGCCACTCATGCGGATACTCCCGGCACGCCTACGGCGCCCGCGTTGAAGCCAGGGACGGCCATGGCACGCTGGCCGCAGACCGTCGCCGTCAGGGTGGGTACGCCATAGCTTGAGGCATCGAAGCCGATCGCGTCATAGCGTGGCGCCAGTGATGGTGTACCCATGTCGCCCTCCCAGCCTTGCGTGAGAATCACGCGGTTGAACCTCGGATTACCCCAGAGCACGAACTCGTCGCCATGCGGCTTGACCTTGCCGGCCTCCCAGCGCTGGACGTCGCCAAACACCAGCGACTCCCAACCCGAAACGTTGACCCGGTTCGCCGTACGCACCGCGGGCTTGCCTATGGCACCGGCCGCGAAGCCACCGGGCAACAACGAGCGCTGCCATGTCGTGATTGTAGGGACGCCCATGGCCCCAGTCGATCCCACCGTTATCCCACTAATCCCCACGTTCTTGGTTACGCGCATACGGTCGGCGAACTGCCCAGGCGTGTACGCGGCCACCACAGCACTATCGAAGCCCTGCATGTCCAGCTCGCGCACGCGGAAACTCACCCAGGCGGTGCCGAAGCTGGAGGCATCGAAGCCCACCGCCGGGAAGGGTGGGTAGGCATTCGACACCCAGGTCGAGGCGCGCGGCCAGGACGGCGGTACCGGCGTGGACACACGGAACTCCACCCAGCCCGCCGGGAAGATTGGGCGATTGAAGTTCTGCACGTCCTGCGGTCCAGAGACGAATGCGGCGATGCCCCGTGGCGCGATGGTGTTGTTACCACCCACCGGAATGAACACCGCCGGCAAGCCGAACGCCGACATGTCGAAGCCGGTGGTTTGCACGACACCACCATAGTTGATGACTGGGATGCCGTATTTGAACGACTTGATGCCCGTGTTGTTTATGTACTGAAGGCGAAGCACGACACTGTGATCTTGGCCCATCTGATTATTGGCAAACCCAATGGGGTTAATCACACGGTTCTTAAGAGTGACCTCAGCACGTCCGAATATCGGGCGATCATCCTGCGTGTTATCTCCCCACTCGTCGGCATGCGAAAACCTGTCGATGGGGTAGCCCAGTTCCGTTTGCAGGCCGGTCGTATAGGGGTAGCCGTGCGGCGCCCAGATGTACATCGGCCCAATGCTGGGCGTGCCATAAGCATCTTCGATGATGCCCGTTGGTGTGAGCACCGGCGGCCGGTTGAGTAGGGCGGTACCGAACTGCGTGCCGCTGTCGTTGTACGGCGGCGGGATGCCTACTGGACCCAGGCCGCGCAGCTCCATGGCTGGCGTGCCATAGATAGCCGAATTCCAGCCGAGCGGATACAGCGTGTTGGCGAACACCTTGGTCGCGCCGAAGACTGACTGATCGAAGCCAGAGGGATTAATGTACTGCTGCCCGGGCGGGCTGGGGTTGACGTTCTGAACCTGCGTGTTGCCCGTGGTTTGATACGACGTCCAGCCCGGTACCGAGACCGTCTGCTTGCGATCCTTGACCAGCGGCCTGCCCCATAGGATCGACTCGAACCCCTGGAATTCGTAGACCTCGAACTGGTTGAACACGTTGGCGTTGCCGTACAGGGTCATCGTTGCACCCTGCTGCCCGATCTCTGGCGTGTTGTTGTGCACGCGCGTATCGATGCCTACCTGATTCGACGGCGGCAGCACCGACTTCGCGGCAATGATCGTGAAGTGAATCTCCAGCGTAGGCACCCCAAGCCCAGCAGGCGGGATGCTGGGAGGTGCAACGAAGCGCTGGAATAGCTCGACATCGGCATTGCCGAAGGGCGGCTGAGGCGGCAGCGAAGGCGGCGCAATGGTGCGAATGGCAAACGCCACCATGGCCTGACCGAAAGACGACTGATCGCCACCAACGACCTTCACCGTCTGCTGGTTACTGAAGACGCGCACGGGCACACCCACGGCGCCAGCATTGAAACCCTGCGGCGCCAGCACGCGTGCGGCGTTGTACACGATGTTCCCGAGCGGGCTACCCCACCCGATCATGTCGGTTCCCGCCGGCGTGATAAAGCGGATAGCCGGCGCCACCAGCGTGTTACCCCACAGACTGAAGTCTTGGAACGGTGGCGTGGTGATGATGCGTGCGTTGTTGAAGACAGTGGGCGTGCCAACACGCCCGGGTTGGATACCATCGGGCCGCGGGAACTTGTCTTTTAGGTCGACCAGATTGAAGTCGCCGAACACACCACCATCGCTGGGTGTCACCGAAAAAATCTGCTGGATGTACTGCGTCAGATTGAACACCACGTGTCGACCAAAGCGGTCGATCTCGTCGTGGCCGATCGCCAGGAAACCCACGGGCGCGATGTACTTGATATGCAGCTCAACGTCCGTCGTGCCGAATGCACCAGCGTTGATACCAAGGCCGGCAAGGTCAACGATGAAGCGCGGGTAGAAGACCTGAGCCGCACCGAACTGTTCGCCACCGAACCCACTGGGCAACACGGTATGCGTGCGGTCCACCAGCGGCGTGCCGAAGAAGCCAGCGAACAGGCCTTGCGGGAAGATCGTGCGAATGCTGAAGGTGACAACCGGTGTGCCGGCACTGCCAGGGGCGATGCCGCGGTTGCTGAGATCGAGCGTACGCACACCACCCGATAGCGCCGCGGTACCGAAGAGGCTCTGATCGTTGAGCGTGACGTTGGTCAGGCGCCGAACATAGAGGCTGACCCACTGTGTGCCAAACACCGAGGCATCAAAGCCCGTGGGCCGCACATTGCCAATGAAGTTGACGACCTTGGCGGTACCGAACGTGCCCGGCGGAATGCCCGTGGGGAAGAGCTGCGGTGTGCCATTGGCGAGATGCGTGATGCCGAACAGGGTGGCTACAAAGCCGGATGGCCGCGCAAACGTCCAGAAGTTTTTGACCGATGCGGTACCGAACAGCAGGTTCGCAAATGAGTCAGGGAAGATCGTCTGGGCGCTGCCACGTACGCTGGGCACCCCCACTGTAAGCAGGTCGCCCAGCGTGACATTGGTAATGAAG